CCGTTCCACGTTCCCGTCGATGCCGTAGGTCAGCGCCGGACTGAGCGCCTCCCCGTTGCGATGCGTCACCGTGATGCGGTCCTTGGCCGTCAGCCCGGCCCCATCTTCGAGCGCCAGCCGCAGCACGGCCGCAATCTCCACGATGGTGCCATCCTGCCGCCGGCGCTCCTTTTCCCGCGTCCCGGTCACATCCAACCCGCAGGCCACGCCGGCAGTGTCCGTGTAGCCGGGCACTTCGGTGCCGTAATCGTCGACGGTCGGCGTCCACACACGCAGCGTACAGGTGTCCATCATGGCCCCGGCCTGCACCGTGCGCATGGCCGCCAGGTCGGCAACGGTGAACGGGTTCATTCGGTCGCCGCCTTCGTCCGCTTCTTGCGCTGCGCTTCCGGCGACACCGGCGGCACAGCCAGCGGGATCACGATGTGCTCAGGCTCGGCACTGTCATGGGCCGTCACGTCGACCAGCTTCACCGGCTGCCAGCCGGCTGCTTCCAGAATGCGCCGCTTGGCCTGCTCGCGCTCAGCCACTTCCTGCACCGCCCCAGTTGCCGGGTTTCCGTACAGCATCAGTCGTCGTCCTCCGCCTGGTTACCCAGGTAGTCATCCAGCCGCGCCGCGCCGGCCGGCTTCGGGGTGGCCACCATCGTCAGGGTGCCTGTCTGCCGCCTGGCCCGGAAGTTGCGGGCCTGCTGCAGCGCCTGCGCATGCGCCTGGCTGCGCTTGTAGTCGCCGCCGTCGGCTGCGAAATCGAAGTTGGCCGCAACCATCGCGGCCTTCTCCTCCCACACATCGGCCGCCGCCAGGTTCAGATCCCAGTTGCCCGCCCAACCGGTATCCGTCGGCACGTAGCCATTGGCGTCCGCCAGCGGATACCGGTCGATGTATTCGGCCAGGTCGATGTCCGTGTAGGTGTCGGTCGTCGGTTCCGCCACCAGCCGGCGCAGCCTGGCGACCCACGACGCAGGAACGGTTACGGCCATGCGCTACCTCGCTCAGTCCACACGGATGTACTGCACGAACAGGCGCCCCGTAAAGCCGGCGGTTGAAGCTGAACCGGTCGCCGTGATGTACTCGGTTGCGCCCCATACCTGCGCCGCACCTTTGGCGGCCAGCGCCGTCATGCCGTGGTAGGCCACACCGGTGATGGCGCCATTGACCGCCAGCGCGTTGATCATGTCGGTGTCGCTGGTCGTGGCGTTGGCGGCAATGCCAACGTTCAGGTTGGCGGCGCCGGTCGACGGCGTGTCAACGTAGAGCTTGACGTCGGTGATGATGAGCGGCACACCTTCAGGATTCAGGCACGCTGCAACCTCGCCGCCCGCAAAGAGCGCAGCGCCGGTCAGCGGAATCTCCAGGTAGCCACCTGCGAAAGAATTAGGCATTGTCTGTTAGTCCCCCGCCTGCTTAGGCGATAGTGCACTGATGCACGCCGGTGATATACCACTTGCCGCCATAGGCGATCAGGTTCAGCGTGTCGCCGACGGCGCCGCTGAATGTCGCCACATCTTCACCCGCACCGCCGCCGCCGAACGAACTGGCGGAGGTGACGGTACTGGCGTGCGCCGTACCGTTGATGATGGTCAGCCGCTTGAAGTTGTCCGTTACGTCGGTCGGGTCAGCCAACGTCGCCGCCACCACGCCCGGAACGGTTTTGCTGATGACGCAAACGCCGTTCTTCACGGTGATGGCGCCATCGGCAACCAGTAGCTGGTAGCTGTTGTCAACCAGATTGAGTTCTGCCGCTGACGACGTGACCAGCGTACCAGCCAACTTGACGCCGGCTTCCATGTCCACCACGACCGGGAAGCTCCCAGGATAGAAACCCATGTCAAGCCTCCTTTAGGCCGTCAACACGGCGAACGGTGCACGGCTGGCCGCAGTCTGCTGCATGCGGTTGATCGGGTTCGGCAGTGCGAAGCCCAGCCGCATGACGGCCCGCAGCGCAACCATGTCCTGCTGCGCCAGGTTGTAGATGGTGTTGCCGCCGGCGTCCTGAATGACTGCCTGATCCAGCACCTTATAGGTGATGTCCTGGCGCAGAGCGTACACAAGCTGGTTCCACTGGCCAGAGACGATCCAGGCCGTGGCCGCACTGATGGCGCCGTTGACCGGGAAGTAGATCGGGCTGCCGTCCAGGTCGTAACGGGTGCTGTCCTGCATGTTCGTGCGAAAGATGGGATCGCCAACGGTGCTGCGCACGTTGCGGAGCTTGCGCTTCATGCTCATGTCGGCGACGTGCCCGGTAGCCATGAAGCCGTCCGCTTCGAGCAAGCCCAGCGAACCGGACACCGCGCCGGCCGTTTCGCCGAGCAGAGCCTCATACAGGTCCGTATAGGCGGCCGCACTCACGGTGTTGCCGGCCGCGGTGGACAGCGCCACAAGGCCGGCCGCGCCCAGGTTCGTGGTCCAACTGGCCGGGATGTTCGTGCCGTACAACACAGCCTGGTCAATCGCCACGCCGAACGCCTCGATCAGCGCGGGGCGTACCTCGCCCCAGATGTCGAAACTGGCGTCATCCAGCACCGCCTCGGGGACCGGCACAATGACGGCCAGTTCCTCAGCTTCGATGTACTTGTTCGCCCAGTTGACCTCGCTGGTCTGCTTCAGGCCGCTGTCACCACTGACGAAGTAGGCCGTCGCCAGCGCACTCATGACCGGCAACCGGCGCTGCTTGACACTCATGTCAGTCAGGCGCCGCGCCAGCCGCATGACGATGCTCGTCTCCGGCAGCGTCTTGAGAATCTCGGTCGACGCATCTTCGGGAATCAAAGCCGCTGCGTCGGTGCGGCTGATCAGGGAATTGTACGCCATCGTTGTTGCTCCTAGTTGCTACTGTGTCCTACCCGCAGCTGCGCGGATAAACGCGTTCATAGATTGTCCGTCGCCGGCCCCTGGCTGCTTCGAGCCACTACCGGCATTGGCCGACGGGGTACCCGACTTGGGGAGCGACGCCATCAACTGCTTAGCGTCAGCTTCGATCTCTTCCGGCGTGTCACCACGCAGTCGATCCGCCAACGCCACCGGCACATTCAACCGGGCCGCCACATCGCGCCGAGTCACGGCCAGCGCTGCCGCCGTTGCCCGCTGTTCAGCCTCTTGCAGCTTGGCGACCGTGTTCTCGTACAACTTCTTGAACTCGCCGGCCTCTTCCGCCGCTTTGCGCTCGGCGTCCGCACGCGCCTTCGCCGCCGCGCCTTCGCTGCGCTGCTTCTCCTTCGCCAACCGCTCGGTCAGAATGCGGTCGAGGTCGGCCTGTGTGAATGTGCGCTGCTCCCCGTTGTTCTGGCTCTCGCCTTCGGCCCCGGTTGCCGCTTGCCCGCCCTCTGCGGTCGTCGTTTCGTCTGCCATGTCTCTCCCCGGTTTTTACCGCCCCGGTCGGCGTGGAAATGAAAACGGCGCACCCCCAGAGTACCCCCTGAGAATGCGCCGTGTGTCAGCGTTTCACGTCGCCTTCGCTGCTATGGTCGGCAGCGGTGCGCTATTCAGTTGCACGTAAGGATAGCACAGATTGCACCCGAATTCAACGGGTCTGCTGATTTTCCAACTTGCTGGCGTTCTGCACCGCCCAAAGCGGCTCACTGCCGTTGTCGGGCACAATGACGATCAGATTGTACGCCTTGCCCGGCTCCAACTGCGAAATGCGCAGCGCCAACCGCACAAACCAACGCGGCAGGGCGCGCTCTACATCGGTCATCGTGCGCAGTGGATCAGTCACAGGTCACTCACCCTCGTCGGTCGCAGCGAGCCGCCCCACACGTCATCCCAGTCACGGCTCACCAGGTCGTCCAAAGACACAGCCCGGGCCCGCCATGCCTCGTAACGACCGCGCCCCATCATGGCGCGCTGTGTGCTGTCCGGCTGGCGCCTGAACCACTGCTGCCCCGTCTCGTACTGCGTCGCCGGCACGTTGCGCAAAACCGGCAGCAGCGTGCATCGGCAGTTATGTGTTATAATACCTTCAGCGATATACCAACCCGTACTAGTCTGGAGGTTGTACACATGACCGCTAAACTGCCTGCGAGTAAGATTGACAATGCCATCCGCGATTACGCCAACGGGGATAGCGACAGCGTTGTTTGCGCCCGCTACGACATCGGCAGAACTACGTTGTTCCGATACCTGAAACGGAACGGAATCCCAACCCACGATAGGCGTATGCCCATGCCAATTGCCGAAATCATCAGCCTCTACGCCGTCGGTGAATCTGAGAATGCCATCGCCGCCAAGTATGGAATCAGCCGCAACGTAATTCGCAGGCGCCTGATTGAATCCGGCGTGGAAATCCGCGGGCAAACCGAAGCTAACCGGCTCTTGCAATCCAGCCGGACGCACGAACAACGAATGGCTTACATTGCCGCCGCTCATACTGCCGTGCGCGGGAAAAAGCGCACGATTGAAGACCTTAGCAAACGTGCTATCGGTAAGGAACGTATGCAATCCCATGCTTCCGAAACCGAACGGCAATTCGCCCAATGGCTGACTGATTACGGATTGTCGCCAGTCATGCAAAAAGCCATCGGCACGTACAATATCGACATCGCCGTGCCCCCCGTCGCCGTGGAAATCTTCGGTGGAGGTTGGCACGCTTACGGCAGCCATGCCGCCCGCTCTAGCAAACGATTCAACTACATCCTCAATAATGGATGGGCTGCCGTCGCTATATGGGTCAGCAGTAAGTATTGCCCGCTGACTGTCGAGGCTGCTGATTACGTTGTCGCCTTCCTTGAGCAAGTGCGCGGCAACCCATCCCTTATCGGTCAGTACCGGGTGATTCGGGGTGACGGTAAGGACGTTACCATTGACGGTACGAATCTCGATTACCTCACCGTCAAACCATCGTTTGCTCGTGGCTAGGACAGATGGGCTATTGACGACGGTTCCGCCCACAATGCAATTCGGGTGCTGGTCGAAGCTCTCTCCCAGTTCGTAATACCGCCCATCGGCAAACAGGCAGGCGATGCACGTGCGGCTGTCACGCGCCGACAAGCGCCGGTAGCCCATCACCACGTTGCTGGCCCGGTAACTCTGAAGCGTCGTCTCCCGGTACACTCGCAACTGTTCCGTGCGGGCGATGGTGGCCATGCGGGTGAACGACTGGCCCAGCCCCTGCCGGATGGCGCGCCGCGCCACCTCCAGCGGATTGCGGCCCAAAGCGATGCCGTTGACAAGCTCCTGCGCCATCGCATCGGGGCCGGCCGCCGCCGCTTCGTCGAGCAAGGCGCGCACGGGTGACCCGTCGCCGGCCAGGCCGATCATGTTCTCGACCGCCGCCACCGGCAACTGATTGAACTGCACCACGATTTCCGCTTCGGCGGCAATAGCCTGGATTGTCGCCTGACTGTGGCTGAGCGCATTCAGTGCCATTGTCCGCTGCCCGTCCACGATGCGCCCGTTGAGATAGCTGGCATAGCGGCCCAACTCGGCATCCACCTGGCGCTGCAACTCCTGATAACGACGACTGCGTTGCAACTGGCCCATGGTCACACTGCCGCCATCGCGCTGCAGTTCCAACGCCAGCGCATCGACCTGCACCTGAAGCGCTTGCTCGACGCCCAACCAGCGGCGCGCCGCTTCCGCCAATTGCGCCTGCTCATTGCGCAGGAGGTCAGCGCGAAAGCCGTTGATGGCATCAACTACCAGCGGTGGCATCGTAATCCTTTGTAATGCAGAGATACATGTCTAGCGCCAGGCTGCCAACACTCAGGTCGATTCTCGGTTCGTGATGCGCCAACGCCGCGTACAGTTTCAGATACTTTTCGCGCGCATCACTCAGTTGCTGCAAGCGAAACTGCACCTCGGGCAAGTCCTTCACCGAAACCGAAAGATTCATGGTTTGCGGCATTACGCAGCCTCGCCCTTGATCGCATCTTCGATTGCGACGCCGCCAAAGGTGCCCCTGACGTTGGCAAAGAAGCTGATTGTCACTTTCGTTGCCTCGTGCACGCCGGCCGCCAGCACAAAGTCGGTCACACCGCGCATCTCCACGCCATCGATAAGCACCTTGTTATCGTGGCTCGGAAACGCTCGTAAATCCACCGTTACCGTGTGGTACTTATCGATAGCGTTCATGCGTTTCCCCCATCAAAATCACGTTGCGCCGCACTCAACACGGCGTCGGCATAACTACGCTCGCGCAGGCGCTCCGCTTCCCGGTCCCTGTCAAGCTCGGCGAGATCATCTGCGGTCCATCCCCGGTCACGCAGCGCATTGTCAAGCGGCATGCCAGCTTCAACCAGAAGCTTCAGTATCTCCGCATCGGTGCGCGGTTGCACAGTCGCGCCCGGCAGGTATTCAGCAACGATGTCTTGCTGGCGTGCGGCGCTGCCCTCTAGCGCCAGCAGGAACGCCGCCAGGTCGCGCCACGTCGGGATGAGCGTCGCTTCCAGGCGGTCAACTTTCTTGTTCAACGGCGCTTCCATCGCAATCAGCGCCTCGCCCGATGGGTCGCCACCTTGTACAAAAAAGTAATGCCGCGGCGTACGCGTGATAATGCCGATGTCCGCCGTTAACTTATTGATGGCTTCGAGGTAGTTGGAAAGCGGCATCGCCTGGAACTGTCCGGCCGTTGTCGGTTGCATACCATCTTCGCCGGCAACCAAATCCCAAATGCTGTTGGGCGCGGCTTTCAGACCTTTGACCCCGGCCATGCTGATGACGTAACGCTGAGGGAACGCGCCGAATTCCGCCGCGACCATCATGTCGGCCAGGGTCTTGTTGACCATGTCCTGCACTGGCCAAGCGTTGGCAAGCTGTGACTTCACCTTGCGCCGGTTGCTGCGAAAGTGAAACACGGGGATCTGACCGTAGGGATTCTCCACCACCGGCTCATCCCCCCACGGTTCGAACGCTTTGGCGCTCGGCTCCTCGCCGACTTTGTACTCGCGTTTGCTCACGTAGTATTCCAGCCGGTCAGGGTAGTACAGGGTCAGGCGCACGAGGCCCGTGTCGGTGTTCCACCACTTGGCCGCGAAGCGCAGTTGGCGCGGGTTGTCGCTATCGTACTCGGCATGACACAGCCGGGCATCGTTGTGGTACGCCTGTGCTGTGCCGTCGTCATCTAGCCAGGCAATGACGAAGCTTTCGCCGGTCACGCTCACATCCTCGTGGATCGTGTACTCATCGTCAACCAGCCCCGTCTCTTCCCATAGCGCCGCCAGTTGCTGGGACATGGCCGAGTCATCGCTGACGTGCGGCGTGCGCAGTTCCATGCGGTCAAGTACGCTGTCCACTACGACGGCACACCAGTTCTCGGTAAAACGGGCGTCAAGGCCACTGAAGACCTCGCGCAGGCGCTCCGAGGTGTAGACCAGCGGCACTTCGCCGTCGTAATAGCGCCAGAGCTTGTCATAGCGTGGGCGCTTGGCGGACAGGTTATTGACCGCAATTTGTAGGTCAGACAGTTGGGCCATTTTGAATACCTCAAGCCATTGAATTCGAACGGCGCGGTGGATGCTGTAACAAATCGGACGCCGCCCAAACCAGCGCATCCATGCGGTTGGGCGATGCCATGCCCGGCTGCCACAAACACATCTCGTCCTCAAGCGCCGCAAAGGCACCGACATGATGCCCACGCGCCTGTTCGTAGATTGCGCTTACCGGCTCCGCACGGGTTTGTTTGCCCCGACTGGCGTTGACCAGGCGCACGGGCGCGGACGGGTCGACCGTCTTCAATGTCTGCGCAACCATCTCGCCGCCGTTGTTCGCCTCAGCTACAATGCGGTCAGCCTTATGCCGGTGATACGCTGCGACCGCCGCCCTTGCCCAGGTGATTGGACTACCTTGCATGCTGTTGTCTTCCAACACGTACAGGTGATCGCCGGCGCTGCCCGCGGTCACGATGCCGGCTTCGTCGCCGGTACTGGTTGCCGATGGGTCGATCGCGACGACGACCCGGTCGAGCGTCGGATGACGCAACACGCGCCCGGCTTCGATGGTCTGCCGGGTCCATAGGGCGCCCGGTGCTTCATCCACGTCTTCCGCTAGAATCTCCATGCGGTAAGCAATGCTGGTCATGTCCTGCGTAATCTCCGCCAGCGCTTCGGCGCTGATGTGCGGATTCTCAGCACTGGCAAAGTGAAACGTCGCCCAGCGCCCCGTCGTGTCATCTTGCGCCCGGGCAAACATCTTGGCGGCATGGCGCGGGTCAATGGCTTTCGTGCGGCTCCGACTCTGGAGCGATGGCGGCGTATAGATGAACGCGGCCGTGCCATTGCGATCCAGCATCATGGGCGCACCGACGGTTGCCCAGGTGTCTTCGGCCATCAGTTGGAACTCATCCAAAATCAGCACATCGGCATAGTCGCCGCGCAGCGTGTCGGCGTTCCATGCCGTCTTGGCACGGATGCGTTGTTCGCTGCCGGGGAATTCGATGATGTGCGTTGTCTCATTTTTGTAGTACAGCCCGACGTCAATCGGCTCCTCCAGCGCCCGCTTGACCGTGCGCCAGAAGGCGTCGATCTGGTCTTGCGTCGGCGCGGCGTAGAGAATGCGCCGCCCAGCCAGGAACTGTTCAACGGCTAACACGGCCATGCCAACGGTTTTACCACCGCGTCGCCCGGCGCGCACGATACGGCGCGGCGCGGTCGAGCTTATGAATTGCGCCTGCCGCAGATGCGGGTCAGGTAGCGTCACTGTCAGTTGTCTTGTTGCCATAGACCACGTTGATTGTGATGTCGCCGCCGTCCTTGCCGGTTAGTTCGGTCTGCTGTGGCACTTTGCCGTAGGCGATTTCGATGAACGCCTGTTTGGCCCGCCAGTCGTCCGAGGTGGCAAGGTCGTGCAGTAGCTGCTCGCTGACCGTAACGTAGTTGCCGTCCCTGACCAGCGGCTTACCGTCGGCGTCCAACACCAGTGCGCCAGCCTTGTCTTGCGCCAGCTTGCGCAGGGCGTCGAAGCTCTTGGGGCGCCCCCTGCGATTGATGCGTGGGTCATTTTTTTTGAAACTTGTGCTGTTCGCGCCCATACCCTGTTTATGCCTGTGTTACTGGCGGCGCCGTCACCGCCTCCACATCGTCCGGTGCGACCCACGCCACTTGGTTCTTGGCCAGCTTCGCCCGTGCACTTTCCACGGTGTCGAGGCGAGTGTAGGCCACGTTCGTGCGGCGCTGCTGACCGTTCGGCCAGATGGCAACGCACGGCTTGTAATCGTCGCTCGTCTTACCAGTCGAAGTCATGGCTGTACATCCCATCCAAACCGGTGAACATGGCACGCACGGTATATTCGATGACCGCCGCGGCGCACGCGGCCAGGAACACGGTCAAGCCCAGGAGGTGCACCGGCTTCATAGCGTGCCGTCCTGGTTGATGTACTTGTGGACGATGCTTTCGAGGTGGGCGATACGCCGTTCGAGTTTAGTCAGCTTGTCGCCGAGATTGGTCGTGTCATAGCCATCCTGCAAGCGCAGGGAATCGATGGAGCGGCGCACATACTGCGGTTTCCACGTGTAGTCGCCGCTGTCGCTGACAAACTCCGCTTGTTCTGGCATGGTCAATCTACCCAGAACTGACGCATCTTCGACGGCTGCTCCATCAACTGCGCACTTGCCGCCGCACCGGCCCCAGGCTGCTCGACCGGCGGCGCTTTGCCTTCAGGGAAAAATACGACCTGAAGCACCTTGAGCACGGCAAGCAAACCGGCGCTGAGCGCAGGCGCCCACCAGACTTGCGCTTCGGGAATCGTGGCGAATGCCGCCTGCACACCGGCAATCACGGCCATAACGATAGCGATATCTACTGCGGATGGTGCTTTCATAAATCCTCCTGATTACTATTGTACTTACGGTATATGTCCGTCCTTGCTATATTTTTGCCAGCGCTTATCAACTTGCGTTACCGGGGTAACACGGCTGATACGCTCCATCATGCGGTAGGCACCCAACCAGTCGATGCCCAGCAGCCGCGCAATGTCCACCGTGCGCAGGCGTGCGCCATCAGCCAGCAGCCAGACGATGACGGCCGTGCGCTCGGTTGGGACTTCGGGGTCGTTCATACTGCAAACAACTCCAACTGGGCAGCGAGCCGTGTTATCTCGGACAACGTCTTTCGACAGACGGCGCATTTGGGGTCAAGGAATTGCACGTACCACGGTTCTGGCACGGCGGGATAAGCGGTGCGAGTTGACCAGGATTCAGCGCCGCACGCGCGGCACGCAGCATCAGCGCCGGGCCGATGGTGGGCGACGGCGCCGCAGCGTCCGCAGGTTTCATGGTAGAGGTAATCGGTGATCAGGTACTCGCTTACGGTTTGGGCCATTATTGCACCCCCAACATTGGCTGACTTATGATCTCTCCCAGCGTATTGACCGTATACGCATCCAGCAGCACGTCACCGTCTACTTCGTCCCCTGTCCACTTGTTCGGCCAGGTGTTCAGCGCCCACAATTCCCGGATGCGTGCTTCTTCGTCGGCATTGATGAGGTCAACCCCTGCCCGTCGCTGAATTTCCTTGACACGTTCCAGGCCATACGCCCGCGCCTTCATTGTCAGCGGCCCCAGGCGCTGAACGTTGACAGCGAATGTGCCATCCTGGCGCAGCTCCGGCTCACTTTTGCGCTTGCGATTTTTGGCCATCTTCAATTCGGCGTAGAGTTCTCGCAATTCTAGGAGTGGCCGTAGGTGCTGCCATGCAACCTGGCGCAGAAGTCGCTCTAGGGCATTGTCACGGCTCGCCAGATTGCAGGCGACACAACCCGTGCGGATATCATCGTCACCATACACAGCGGCCACGCCGGACGTGTCCACCCCATGCCGCTCCTGTTCGAAGTAAAGCCAGTCAAACACATGGCACAGCCGCCAGTGCAGGAGCGGCGCCAGCGTATCTGCAATCGCTGCCGGTGTGGCTACTTGAAACCATCCTTGCCCGCATTCACCTGAATCTTTCGAGCAACTGACGGCGATCCGCTGATCCCTGGCCGCCGACTCGCCAAGACGGACGCCGGTCAACATCAGCAGTTTTTGCCCCGCCTGTTGGCGAAGGCTGGACAATGCTGCTTGTATGGGTTCCACCTTGATTTGTGGCGTGCACCATCGAAACGTGTTGCTTGGCGGAGGCACGCCGCGCCCGAGCATATAGACGTAAAAACGATCATCCATAGCCGGCAACACAACCTGAGTGTTGTAGCCGTATGCTTGTAAGTCGCCCATAATGCGCAGCGCCGCCTGTTGTAGCGGCGGAAGCTCCATGCGTGTGTCCGCATAGAGCACATGTAGCGATTCAGGCGCTGGTACGGCACCGGTACGAATGGCCCAGGTCACGAAAGCCACGGTTGCCGTTGAGTCTTTGCCACCGCTGTAAGTCAATGCCCAGTGCCGATAACGTTCGCCGTAGGCCCGCAGACTGGCAATACTCAATTCGAGTGCCCCGTCCAAGGTTAGGCGGTCAGCCTCGAAAAGTGACAGATTACGCATCGCGCGCCTACCTCCAGTGCGTCACATCATACAAAATGGCATACGTCGCCACGTCGCGCCAGACCTTGCCCGTCCAGTAAGCCTGTACCTCGACACATCCCCACCACACCCAGACATACAGATGCTTCGGCGGCTTGTCTGTACGCCACACGTTGACCCTCATTTCCCCTCCCGCGCCGGCGTGGGGCCGGTCTGGCCCTGGTAGCGCCCCGTCTGCGCATAGGTCTGCAGCGGCGCAGCGTCGAGCCGGATGAAGATGTGTTGCATCAGGCGCTTACCCGCTTCGAGGCGGATCGGCCAGGGGGCCACGTTGTGGAACTCAAATGTTCCTTGTCCGCTGAATCCTGGATCAAATAGCCCGGCATGCAGGTGCTCCAAACCGATGCGCCCGGTGCTTGACTTGCTGAAAAG